CCCTTGCCTTTCTTTTTTTGTTTTTTAATTACGTTTTCACTATGCCATTTTTGCACTACAAATCCCAAACAAACGCAAATAACGCCAAAGGCTAACAAAAGAAATAAAGAAATAAAAGCATTAATTATATAAACACTCGTTTTTTATGATCCTTCTTTTTTTTATCAAATATGAATTTTAAATTACATTTACTATCATAAATTATTACGCCAATTATTACAATTGCGACAAATAAAAAAATAGCAATCCCGGCACTATCCAACATGATCTAGCCCCATGCTAAGATCTGCCATTTTAAAAGCATATTTTGACCGCTCCAATTCAAATTGTTCGGATGTTAATTTATATTTTAATTTTTTATGAGTGATTAGAAAACTATCCGCCCAAATATCATACAAATTGTCGTATCTGTTTTCCAGATGTTTTTCGTGATAATGATTAGACATTTTTAAAGTTCCTTTCTTTTTTTTAATTAATAATAATAACTTAATTAAAATATTATAATTGTGTCAAAATTAAGGTGGATAATCAACTAAACTACCCACCTTCTTTTGGTTTATTCTTCTGTATCTCCATCAATACTTATTTCATCATCCCGTAGTTCTATTCCATACTCTTCCAAAAAGTTTTCTTTTAATTGATTGATATACTCTTCTTTACTTTCTGCTTCGAAGTTATTACACCCAAAAGTAAGAGTAATCGTTGAAGTATATTCTTTAATCATTTTTTTCTATCTCCTCAAATTCTTCTTGTAATCGTTTAATCTCTCTTTTTTTATATTCTTTTTCCGTCAATTCCGTTATAATTATTTTGTCCCCCCTATCATATGCCGGGTTTGGAAAAAAATCCGACATAAGATCATCTAAACTTATATTTTTTTTGCCCATTGCAAATAATCCTTTCTTTTTAACTATGTTAAACAGCATTAAAAAACACTACGCTTTTTTACTTATAAACAGTATAGCATTTAATTGTGTCAAAATTATGGCACTATAAAAAAAAGTTTTATTGTGGCAAAAATACAACACAATAATAATTGTGTCAAGACTAGGGCAATTGTGGCAAGATTAAGGCAATTGTGGCAAAATTAATAATATGTATGAATACTATATAAAATCCGGTTTACAAATTTTTCTATGTACATCAATTGGTTTTCGTGGTGATGTTCTGGGTGTTCAGTAATTGCTCGTTTATAGCCTTTTACAAGATTTTCTAGCTCAGTTATTTCCTTGACAACATGTGCTCTTAATTCTGGTTTTGTACCTTTATCCCATTTCAAATCCATTGCCATTACCTTTCTTACAAGATTTTTTCTTACAAGATTTTTTGCTTACAAGAATTTTGCTTCAAAACTATTATGAAACCTAGCTATGAAGATAACCTTACTACCTGCCACCTTCATAACTTGAGTTCCACCCCTTCCTTTGCTTTGGTTATTCTTTTTCGCTTTCTTCAAACTGTAATTCTTTTTGGTCTTTTTCATTTTGTTCCACATTAACAGATGCTAAATTTATTAGCACTTTCATAACCTCGTGAACATCAACCCAAGGCTGTTTCATCAACAATGTGCCTATCTTGTCTCTTAATTCACCAGTTATTATATGATAACTAACTTTTTTTTCTTCTTCTTTTACTGTAGCCAATTTATTACTCCTATCAATGATGCTATAAAATAACACATTTCCATTAACATTCTTGGTGTGTCTCTATCTTGCCTAGCAAAGTAGATCCAAGCCAGACAAGATATTGACGATATTAACCAACCTAACCATTGTACACTAACAATTCCAGATGTCAATAGAACTAATGAAGAAACTGCTCCTATAAATGCTACCCATCTGTACACTACAACGCACTATTATTTTTTGGTTTGGTCAATGTATTTCTCCTTCAATATATCTACAGTATCTTCTATCGCATTACGATAATACTCACTTAAATCAAAGTGTTTTGTTGCATCATAAATAGCATCGTGCATAATATCCCAGTCTAATTTTAAAATAGATTGTATTTGTTTTTTAGATAAACCATGATAATCATCATCTAAATTATCAATAATATCCTGTGGATTTAATGTTAGTAATGATACTTCATAGATATTTGAATTAAACATTATGTATCTCCCTAAAATTACCATCATATGTATCGTTGCAAAAATTTTCTAGTTCAGTAAATTTTTTATAACCTACTATAGTCTCAGAAAGAGGTATACATTTTTCCTCTGGTTCAAATAGTTTTATGTTTCCATTCTTGTCTGTGACTTCTTTGCCGTCATCATCTACTTTGTAAAATTTTATGTCATATATTAAGTAAGACATTAGTTATCTCCTTTTTTATTAGTAATAAAATCATCAATTACTTCTTTAAATGCTACTCCACTAAACACACCAACTAAAAATATTATAACGGAATAAAACATAAATGCAAGACTACTCATCTTTAATTTCTTTCTATAAATAAAAACCCACCACCATTACCTTCTTGATCCATGCTCACAAAAACTTGATAGGTGTTTCCTTTTTTATCCTCAGTAATAAAACTAGGAAATGGATTTAATCCGTGTTCCGTATCATTAAAATCAAACTCTTTTATTGTATGACCAATTAATTGACTAAAATGTTCAATCGCATACTTTTTATCTTCAATCCTAAAATTACTCATCTTTAATCCCTTTCAAGAGATGGGCGATCACATCAACAGTAAATCCATTCCCAATCATTTTTTTCCTTTGAGTGTTACTGCACCAATAGGTATAGTTATCAGGTAATGTTTGTAATCGTTCCATTTCAAGACAAGATAACGCTCTCCAACGTAAGTTATCTATATCAATAGCCACATTATCTTTCTGTACTGTAGTAAGTGCATTTGTTTTACCATTTGCTCTAATTTCAAGACGTTGTTCAGTTGAGCCTGTATCGGTGTACCTTCCTCTCCACGCTCCGCATAAAATCTTAGGTTCTCTATTGCCACCTGTCATAGCATTGAGAGTTGGTGATTTGCCCTTTACATCATAGACACGTTTTAAAATATCATGTCCATTTATATCTGCCTTTCCAACTTGATAGCACCCACCTTCGTTGTGTACTTTGTTGGGATAATGCTCTTTTAATTTACGATATTTAAAATTAGGATTATCCATTTCAACTATATCTTCTAACACAATACCTTTGTCATCTGGTTGTGTAACATTGGGGATGTTTGTCCAATACAATCGGTATCTATTTTGAGCAGAAACTAAGCCACTATTAATAGCTATTGGTTTTACCCCAAGATACTCAGATATAATATCTTGACATTCTTGTTTCATTCTTACGTTTTCAAATAAAAAATATTTTGGTTTAAATTCTTTTAGTATTCGCACATACTGAAAAAACAATTTGCTACGAGGGTCATCGAAGTTCAATCTACCTTTTGAAGCAAAACTAAATCCCTGACATGGTGATCCACCGATAAGCAAATCAAAATTAGGACTATCATTTGTTTTTCCTACATAAGTAACATCACCCACATGAATAATATCTGGATAATTTTTTTGTGAAACCTTTATTGAATATGGATCAATTTCACTAGCGTAATATTGTTTAACTGGTATTCCTGCTCTCTCTAAAGCTACTCTTCCCATAGAACAACCATCATATAAACTCAATACATCAAGCTCAGTCATTTGTATCTCCTTCTTCTACGCCAAATGTCTTGTCCTCTTTTTTATCTGGAACAAGACTATGGGCTAGTATTCCACACACAACAGTCATTGGCAAGACAAAAACCATTTTGTCAGTCAATAATGCCATTGTGTAACAAGGGATAAGAATAATCCCCACTTTTAAGAGGATTTTATTTAGATCCATCACTCACATCATTCAACAATTTATATGCTTCTTTGATGTGATGAAGTGCCTTTTCTGTGGTAAAGGCTTTTGATGTATCACAACTATCTTCTCTTAACATCTTGGTAAAAGCATTTCTAACGTGCTGATCTACCATAGATGATACAGGAATATGTTCGTTGCGACTTTCAGAAAAATAAGTTACTTCTTTATTGTGTGTCATGCGGTTTTTCCTTCTTAGTAGTAAAGATTTCTTTTAATTGTTTTTCAGTATACCCTAGTTTCATCATGTTGTCAACAAAATCTTTTTTGGTGATGCTTCCGGCTAACATTCTCAATAGATTTTTATTGAATTGTTTCCAAAAAAACTCTTTTGACAATACTACTTTTTCTTTGTTCTCGTTGCTAGGTTTCTGTTTATCCATTTTATTAACTCCGGATTATCTCTAAAAATTTGTGTCCAATAACTAGCCATAACAGCTACTACTCTTTCTTCTTCTTCTTTCTCTGTTTTTAAGTTGCCTATAGCCCAGATCGCATGATTTAACTCATGTATTACAGTATCAACTAAAACTGCACCTCTAAGGTTTTCATCTACTCTTATACGCATACTTAAATAATTGAAGTCTCCAAAGGCTTCTCCATCAAAGGGCAAGGAGAATACATCAATATCTACGGCACCTACTTTTACTACCATGAAGGGGTTCACAACACACCCACTTCTTGTGCTAATTTTTTTTCTTTGTTAGCCCTGTAATATTCTTTTCTTTTTTGATTTAATTGTTCTCTATTAGCTTCACGATATTTTTTACGGCTTTCTTTTACTTTTTCTGGATTAGCTCTAGCCCATGCTAGTTTTGTTTTGTTATACTTATGTTTGTTATGTTCATAAGACTTTTTATTACTTGCCAATATTTTTTCTTTGTTAGCTTCATAGTATTGTTTATCGTAATGCCTTTCCCATCTATGTTTCATGGCTTCATAATATTGTTTATCGTACACCATCAATATTCCCTTGTAATTCTGAAATGGCTAAATTATAACAGTCTGCCCTTACAAGAAATCCATTATCACCATCTCTTGTTCCGGCTTTTAAAAACTTTGCATTGATAAAATATTTTTCTTTCGGCATAACACCAAGAAACCAACCACCTTGTTTAGTATCTAGCACTCTTACAAAAGCATAATAATCACACTTTTGTTTGGTGTTGTACTTTGCGACACTACACTCATAGTAATCTTTTGGTTCAACTGTTGTTTTCTTAGTCTTTACTTCAACTGTAGTGCCATCATCAAGAACAAGATCATAGTCTACATTGTATTTTTTACCCTTGTTTACAATTTCACCACCTAAAACTAATTGTGTTATTTGTTCTCCTAAAAAACCATAGGAATTACCCTGACCACGAGTAATACTATTACGAATACGACCCATGCGATTTGCATTTCTGGTCGCTATTCGCTTCATGCTTGATGTTATTGGTACATAAATCATGTGTAATACGTCAAATACATCACAAACCCTGTAAAATATATTGCTAAAATAGCAGAGTTTACTACAATTAATGCTCTATCGTACCACAAAATACCAACAAATAACCACATCCCTGCACCAAGACACATAACAACATGGCTATATGGTTGCAATTCAAATGAATTTAGACAAGCACCAACAATTATTACTGCTGTTGCTACCCATTTGACGTACCAACTAAGATCGTGTGTCGGTGTAACTTTTTTTATTTCTTTCATACGAATAATCCAATTGTTTGAATAATGATTAAAATAAGAAGCTCGACAGCTAGGATCGTATGATACCAAACCCATCGAGCTTCATAAAGTTTTCTTACAGCTTTTCTATGAAAAACTCGCAAGTGCCACCCTCTATCTTGCTCCTTATTTGATAATCTCATTTTTATTATCACCCTTCTATTACGACAAACTAAACCTACATAACATAGATAAAAAACTATTGCAACCATAAATTTAATTTTTTTTATGTATTGACCTTTGTAAAAATACATGATACAATCATAAAACCCCTTGAGGGGGTAAACTATATAACATCAATATTAGGATTTAATTAATGGTAAAACAAACTAAAAAACCGAGATGGTCTACTCCTTCAGCTAGAAAGGAAAGACAGAAATATACATCAGATAATTACAGAAGTAAATATAATAAAATTAAATGGTCTACTGACAAAAAAAAGAAAGATACATCCAATGACATTAACAATTAATGAAAATATTGAATATTTACTTGATGATGCTGTAGAATTAGGTCGAGTTCGTTCAGATTGTCCTGAGTGTGGAAGTGGAAATACTTTCTCAGCTATGTACTTACCTACATCAATGGTTGTTGTATACAATTGCTTTGATGCCAGTTGTGAAGTAAAAGGACATAAAAAAGTTGGATTACAAAAAACCAATTTAAGAAATGGATTGTTTTCTAAAGCTACAGATATTCCAATTATGATACAGGAAGAAATATCTTTACCCAATTTAATTTCTATAAAAGATAGTAATGATGCCTGTATTGCGTATTTAAAAAAAGTACAATGCTATGACCTTTTTATTCAAGATCACATCAATGTAAAATATGATCCACAACAAGACCGCATAGTATTTTTAGTAGAAGATTTAGAAAGTAGTAGAGTAATCAATGCTGTAGGTAGATCTCTTAAACCAAGTTCTCAACCAAAATGGTTTAAATATGCAAAGACATCAGCAGATTATAAGATAGGATGTGGCAGTATAGCTGTCCTAGTTGAAGATATTCCGTCTGCTTGTGTTGTTTCAAAGTTGAAAAATGTTGTAGGAATAGCTATGTGTGGTACTATATTATCTGAAATATTATTACACTATCTTACAAGAAAAAATTATGAAAAAGTATTGGTGTGTTTAGATAAAGATGCAGTATTGAAAAGTATGATGATTTGTGATACGATAAAACATAAGGTAAAATATTCTTCTGTTTTATTTCCAGAAGTAGATTTAAAAAACATGAACCCAGAACAACTAGAAGAATTGGTATTTAAAAATGGCTAAAAAGAAATCAATGTATGGTGAAAACAATTATAATCCTGTAAAGAAAACAAGACGTAGGTTTAAAAAACCACCACTAAATCATAGAAAGAAACTTACACCTTCTGAAAGTAGAATGAAGAAGGCAGGGGGATAATGCAAGACATAGAATTAAATGTCCTAGCTACTATGCTAGATAAATCTGTGTGGGATAGAACCAAAAACTTTATAACACCAGTCATGTTTCCTAAAGATTGGCGGTCATTGGCTCACACCATTAGAGAAGCCCATCTTAAATATGAGGAGATTGAAAGTCTTGATGCTACAACATTAGTAGCAGTACATAAAATAATGTTTCCGGCTATGCCTGATAGTAAAGCTGTACAAACTTTTGATCTCATAGATGATTTGTTGGCTGTTAAAAAGGTTGATGTAAACCTAGCGTATGATTGGGCTAAAACTTTTTGGCAAAGAGATATGGCTAGACAGATTGGAGAGAAAGCTGTTGGTTTTTGGACAGGTGAAAACTCTATGGCTTTTTCTGAGATCTCACAGATGATAGAAAAGGTCGCATCTAACAGTCTTGATGGAGAAGATAGTTTTAGAATTATACATGAGGATTTTGAAGAATTAATAAAGTCTACAGTCAAACAACCAGACTTTACTTTTGGATTACATAATTTAGAACGCAATGTACAAGGATTAAATAGAGGAGATTTTGGAATTATCTTTGCTAGACCAGAGATAGGCAAGAGTAGTTTTTGTGCTCATCTTGCATCACACTACATATCCAGAGGACAGAAAGTACACTATTGGGCTAACGAAGAAATAGCCAAGAAAGTTAAACTTAGAATTATTACAGCGTATTTTGATATTGACAAGAATACCCTGCAAAAACAAAAGGATAGGTACATAGAAGAGTACAAAGAAAAGGTTGATGCTAATTTAGTTGTGATGGATAGTGTAGGAACTAGTGTCAAAGAGATTGTAAATTTTACTACATTGAATAAACCAGACGTAGTATTTATAGATCAAATGGATAAAGTTAAGATTGATGGTACATACACTCGTGGAGATGAAAGACTAAAAGAGATTTATGTTATGGGTAGAGAGTTAGCCAAAAGACATAATTGTTTGGTGTGGGCTGTATCACAAGCTAGTTATGAAGCACACGAAAGAGAAGTAATAGATTATTCTATGCTTGATAACAGTCGTACAGGTAAAGCCGGAGAAGCAGATTTAATTATAGGTATTGGTAAACAAATGGGAATAGATGAAAACAATACTCGCTTCTTAGCAGTAAGTAAGAATAAAATAAATGGGTGGCATGGTAATGTGCCTGTTCAAATAAATATTGCAACAGGAAGGTATAGTGTATGATTACTTGTTTAGATATAGAAAATACTTTTACTAAAGGTAACAGTATGCCGTACAATGGAAATAATATATTGGTGTCGGTGGGCTATCTTACAAATGGTGGAGAACAAAAATATTTATGTTTCTATCATGCAGAAGAACCGCCTACAGAAAATAATATAGACATCTTACAAGATATTTTAAACCGGACAACTTTGCTTGTTGGACATAACATAAAGTATGATCTTCAATGGTTACTGGCTTGTGGTTTTCAATATGAAGGAGAAGTTTGGGACACAATGGGCGTTGAGTATTTACTAGCTAGAGGATTAAATAGAGAGTTATCTCTTAGTGCTTCTTGTAAAAGACGCAATGTTTCTGAGAAAAAGTCTCACATTTTTGATGAGTTTATCAAAGCCGGAAAAGGTGTAGACGAAATACCTTATGATAAACTTACAGAGTATGGTGTACAAGATGTAAAGTCAGCGTATGAGTTAGCATTTGCACAGGCTGATATTTTAAATATTTCCTTACAAGAATGGGCTACACAATGAAAGCTACAGTTAAATTACACATGGATGTTTGCAGAACACTATGCGACATAGAAAATAATGGTATCAAGGTTGATGTTCCTAAACTTCTTGAGATTGAAAAAGATTTTAGAGATGAACACACAGAGATAGAACATGAATTAAATACCATGATTACAGAGCTATGCGGAGATACACCAATTAATCTAGCATCAGCAGAGGACAGATCAAAGTTATTCTATTCCAAAGTTGTTAGAGATAAAAAAGAATGGAAAGAGTTTTTTGATTTGGGTACAGTTGTTAAAGATGGAAAGAGAAAAAAGAAATTTATTAAAGTATCTACACCAAGTATATTTAGAAGTAAGTATCAGTATAAAGTTGGTGCGTTTTTAAAAACACATAAGAAAACTTGTAGAGCCTGTAGAGGTAGAGGCACAGTTGATTTTATGAAAAAAGATGGCACTTATGGTATGCCCCGTAAATGTAAGATGTGTTTTGGTAGAGGTGTTGTTTACATGAACACCAAAGAAAGAGCGGGTCTTGGTCTTAATCCTCTAAACGAAAAAGATCTTTCTGTACATGGATTTAAAACAGACATAACAACTATTAAAGAAAAGATGTTACAGGTGCATGGAAGGGAAAGAGAGTTCTTACAAAAATATATGAGGTATAACGCTTTGTCTACTTACCTCAATACTTTTATAGATAGTATAAAAAACAATACAGGTAAAGATGGATTTATACACCCACAGTTTATGCAATGTGTAACAGCTACCGGAAGATTATCTTCTCGTAATCCTAACTTTCAGAATATGCCTAGAAGCACTACGTTTCCTGTTAGAGAAGCTATCGTTAGTCGCTTTGAAGGTGGCAAGATACTTGAAGGAGATTACAGCCAGTTAGAATTTAGAGTAGCAGGATTTCTTGCAAAGGATGAACAAGTTTTACAAGATGTAAAAGATCAAGTTGATGTTCATTCATATACTGCAAGTATTATTGGTGTTAGCAGACAAGAAGCAAAAGCACACACTTTTAAACCTCTATATGGTGGCAAGACAGGAACGACAAGTGAAGTAAGATACTATGAAGCGTTTCTTGAAAAGTATAGTGGT